TGTTATAAGCCGTTAACGGCTTATCAATGCGCTGACAGGTCTATTATTTGGCGGGAGATACCAGGGGCGGATGTAGTCCGTACCTTGTCATTGCCTTGTGGTCAGTGTGTTGGTTGTCGCCTTGAACGCTCACGTCAGTGGGCTGTTCGTTGTATGCATGAGGCACAAATGCATACTAGTAATTGTTTTATTACTTTGACATATGCTCCAGAGCATTGTCCTAAAGATTATTCTTTACATTACGAGGATTTCCAGCTTTTTATGAAACGCTTGAGAAAGCGTTATACTGGAAAGACTATTCGTTTTTATATGGCAGGTGAATATGGTGAATCTTTTGATCGTCCTCATTTCCATGCTTGTATCTTTGGTCTTGATTTTGAAGATAAGAAGTTTTTCCAAAGAACGCAGACTGGGTCTATCTTATATACGTCAGAAATACTTAAAGAGCTTTGGCCGTATGGCTATAGCTCTATTGGTGATGTTAACTTTGAGTCTGCTGCTTATGTTGCGCGATATATTATGAAGAAGATTAACGGTAAAACCGTTAACGAAAACCACGAAGTGGTTGATGCTGATGCGCACTATCAGTATTGTGATCTAGAGACTGGTGAGATTATTCAGCGTAAGCCTGAATTTAATAAGATGTCTCTTAAGCCTGGTATAGGTCAGGCTTGGTTTGATAAGTTCATGTCCGATGTTTATACGACGGACTCGGTTGTGGTGCGTGGCAAGAAGTGCCGTCCACCACGTTTTTATGATAATAAGTTTAAAGAATTGTTTCCAGAGCAGTTTGATGGTATACAATTCGCTCGTGAGCAAGAAGGTCGCTCACATTTTGAAGATAACACTTTAGAGCGTTTGGCTGTAAAGGAAAAAGTCGCTTTGGCTAAGTTATCGCTTTTAAAACGTAAGATTTAAAGGAGTTTTTATGAAATTAGTTATTGTTTCTATTAAAGACCGCGCTGCGGACGCATTCGGACGTCCAGCGTATGTTGCTACTGAAGGTGTAGCTATTCGTCAGTTTAGTGATGAGGTTAATCGTGCTAGTGAAGATAACCAAATTTATGTACATCCTGACGATTTTGATTTATATTATTTAGGCACATTTGATGATAATACTGGTGCCTTTGATTTATTGGCTTCTCCAAAACAGATTTGTTTGGGTAAGCAAGTTAAGATTCGTGAGACTGATTAAGTTTTTTTAAGCCGTATCACTCGTAAGAGTGGTACGGAATTCTTCGGGAGATTGCTATGCATCGTAATAAGTCGGTAAGTTCTCATAGTTTTGCTATGGTTCCTAAAGCGGAGATTCCGCGTTCTAGTTTTGATACTCAATACGCTCATAAAACTACGTTTGATGGCGGTTATTTAGTTCCTATTTATTGTGATGAAGTCCTTCCAGGCGATATGCACAATGTTAAAGCAACTATGTTTGCTCGTTTGGCTACGCCATTGTTTCCAGTGATGGATAATTTACATCTGGATACATTTTTCTTTTTTGTACCTAACCGATTAGTTTGGTCTAATTGGGTTAAGTTTATGGGTGAGCAAGCGAACCCTTCTGATTCTACTTCTTATGTAATTCCGCAGATCACTTCTCCAGCTGGCGGATATGCTGTTGGTGGTGTGTTTGACCATTTTGGTCTTCCTACTGCTGGTCAGATAACTGGTAATAACACTGTTACGCATAATGCTTTACCTTTACGAGCTTATAATTTAATTTATAACGAGTGGTTTAGAGACGAGAATTTACAAAATTCTGTTGTTGTTAATATTGGTGACAGTGGTGATGACGTCACTGATTATACTTTGTTGCGTCGTGGAAAGCGTAAAGATTATTTCACTGGTGCTTTACCTTGGCCACAGAAGGGTTCTTCTGTTTCATTACCTTTAGGCACTACTGCTCCTGTTCGTGGTGTTGCCGGTCAACAGGTTAATTTTACTACTGGTACCGATACTTATGGTTTAGCTTCTGGTACTAATAGTACTTCTTGGACTATTTCTAGTCCAAATAATACTGTTGGTAATTCTGTGACACCTATTCAGACTGGTGGATCTAAGTCTGTTGGTTTGGTTCCTACTGGCAACTCTGGTATGTATGCTGATTTGTCTCAAGCTACAGCTGCGACAATTAATCAGCTACGCCAGTCATTCCAAATTCAGAAATTACTTGAGCGCGATGCGCGAGGTGGTACACGTTATACAGAATTGTTACGTGCTCATTTTGGTGTGACTCCTCAAGATTATCGTTTGCAACGTCCTGAGTATATTGGTGGAGGTTCTACTTATGTTAACGTTAATCCAGTTGCACAAACGTCTGCTACTTCTATTTCTGGTGGTGCTACTCCGCTTGGTAACTTGGCCGCTATGGGTACTGCATTGGCTCAGGGACATGGTTTTACGTATCATGCTCAAGAACATGGATACATAATTGGTTTGGTAAACGTCCGTGCTGATTTAACTTATCAGCAAGGTTTACCTAAGATGTGGTCTCGTGAGACACGTTATGATTTTTATTTCCCTGTATTTGCTCATTTAGGTGAACAAGCTGTTCTTAATAAGGAAATTTATGTTACTGGTACTTCTACTGATAATCAAGTTTTTGGTTATCAAGAGCGTTGGGCTGAGTATCGTTATAAACCTTCTCAAATTACTGGTTTATTCAAGTCTACAAGTGCTGGTACGATTGACCCTTGGCATTACGCTCAGAAGTTTACTTCTCTACCTACATTGAACGCCACATTTATCCAGGAGACTCCTCCTATTGACCGTACTACTGCAGTTGGTTCAGCTGCTAACGGTCAGCAATTTTTGATGGATGCGTTTTTTGATTGTAAGATGGCTAGACCTATGCCTATGTATAGTGTTCCTGGTTTAATTGATCACTTTTAATTGATACCTCGACTACCCCGAAAGGGGTAGTGAGGAAACAACCGGAGGGCGTTAGTATGGGTATGTTTGATAGTTTTGCTGGTAGCGCTCTTGGCGCAATTAGTGGTTTTTTAGGTGGTGAATCTGCTAATAAAGCTTCTGCTCAGTCTGCTCGTGAGCAGATGGCATTTCAGGAAGATATGGCTAATACGTCATATCAGAGAGCTGTTGCTGATTTAAATGCTGCTGGTTTAAGTCCTATGTTGGCTTATAGTAAAGGTGGTGCTGCAGTTCCTACTGGCTCATCTTATAAAGCAGAGAACGTAGGTGCAGCTGCCGTTGAAGGTGCTGCTAAAGGCAGTCAACCTTCATTGATTAGTGCTCAAGTTGATGTTGCTAAATCTCAAGAACAATTGAATATACAATCTGCTAAACAAGTTGCTGAGCAAGCGAAGAAAACTGCTTTAGAAGTAGAGCAAATGCCTATGCAGTTGTTGTATGATTTAGCTGTAAAGGGTTCTCAGATTAATTCTAATACTGCTAATGCTGCTCAGACTACTGCTTTAGAAAAGCTTACTAGTCTGGGTAAAGCTCCACAGACTGATACTCCTATCGTTAGAAATATCGATGAGGTTTTAAGTCGTGGTGGTAATGCTTTAGGTACTGCTAAGTCTGCTATAGATAGTATGATCACTAATGTTTATAAACGTATGAGAGGTATAAAATGACTAAAGTTTTTGTTCGTAATCCTTATAATTACGATATGGCTCTTGTTTCACAAGAGACTGGTCTTGAGTGTCAAGACCCGAGTTTGGCTCAGCAACACATGAAGGATGAGTGTGACATTAATATCATTGTTGAGCGTTTTGGCGTAACTGGTCAAATTCCAGTAACGCCTATAGAGCCGTCATATGGCGATTTTAGTGGTGTGTCTGACTACCACGATGCTTTGAATAGAATTAAAGCCGCTGATGAGGCTTTTATGGCTTTACCTGCGAAAGTTAGGGCTAAGTTTGACCATGACCCTAACGCTTTGCTACAATTTTTGCAAAATGATGACAATCGCGATGAAGCGATTGAAATTGGTCTTATTGATGGTCAACCAGTGGTTGCGCCCATCGTTTCTGCAGTAGAAACACCTAAGGAATCGTCGTAAGACGGTTCCAGCACAGTTACTCTACTTGATGTAACTGTGCTAGGTGACACCAAAACCACATTTATTAACTACGGAGTGCAATGTTATGAGCCTTTATAGAAAACCAATGAGCAAGCATGGCGCAGCTAAGAAGTTTCGTCGTGGCGTAAGCAAGACCAAGAGCATTAATATGCGTACTTCACCGCAACGCGGTGGTTTTAGACTGTAATTTATGGCGTGTTATAAGCCGTTAACGGCTTATCAATGCGCTGACAGGTCTATTATTTGGCGGGAGATACCAGGAGCGGATGTAGTCCGCACCTTGTCATTGCCTTGTGGTCAGTGTGTTGGTTGTCGCCTTGAACGCTCACGTCAGTGGGCTGTTCGTTGTATGCATGAGGCACAAATGCATACTAGTAATTGTTTTATTACTTTGACATATGCTC